TCTGTTAGTTTGTGGAGGGATTTAAATGTTTCGCGCTGTTCTTTCCATTTAGCAATTGCTGCTGAACGATTTTCAAAGAACATTACAACCTTGTAGGCTGCAACTGCGAGAATGGATGACTGTGATGAAATGTTGTTAATGTGTAACACGGAATTCCCTTTCCTAATAAATGTTAACTTGTTTTTACAAATTTATTTATTATGGAAATAGGTAACTATGGGTTACTCATTTTACATAGCCGGTAGTCACTTATGGAATATGTGACAAAGTGTCTAGTCGTATCCGGACTCTTTAGTAAGTTTCATGATGACGTGGAATGGTCCATCACCAACGATTCGTATATCTCTATTGGAATACACGTTATCTACAAAACCTTTATATTCGTGTGAACCAGAATTTACAAAGTAATAATGACCGTGAGGTGTAGCTCCGTCCCATCTAGAAATATCTATATGTTTATTAGGTTTGCAACCCCAGAATATTTCTTTAATAGTTACTACTGCACCGTTAACCGATGAGAAGGATGTACAAGGTCTGCTAAGAATAGATCTACAGTAGCACCTGCAGATTCAGTTACATAAATCTTTACAACTGCCTCTGTTGTTGATCGTTTTAAATAATGAATACTAGCCATTAGATTTTCCCGTCATAGTAGTTTTTGCTTAATTCGCCACGTTCAATAGTCTCGCCTTTCTTACGTACTTTAACATAAGTTAGCTGAGCATTGCCGCCGGTAGGTGTAAATGTTCTAACGCCTGCAGTTGTTGTTCCGTTTGCATTAACATATGTATCTGCTGCTGTGGCTGCATTATCATATTGCCAAATAGCGTTTGATCCTGGTACGTCAACCCATGCCATTATTTGTCCCACCCTTTAATGTATTTGTCTGAAAAGTTTGCATTACTAAACTCAAGTCTATCGACGAGTTTAACTGCATTTTTACCCATACGGTCAATAGCAACAAAGCCTTCTTGACCAGTTACTTGTAGACCTTGCGATGTTTTTAGGAATGTACCGATACGTTTTGTTCTATCCAACTTTCCAATCAAAACATGTTTTGCATCTATAATCATATTATATAATTCAAACATTGCTGTAATTTGTGATTGTGGAGTACGTTTAAAGTATAGTAGCGTAGCATCTTTAGTAACTCGCTTACGTGCTTTACCTTTATCGGTTTTAAGTTTTGCTGCTTCTTTTTCGTAATAGTCATCAATGAAACTAATTAGATCTTTAGCAAACACACGAGGATTCTTAATTCTTTCGCCTGCTCTAATTTTAACGTTAACAAATTGTTTCACTCTCATTAGAGTATCTGGGTTATTAGATATACCATTCAGAGTTTCTTTTTTGATAGTGTTAAACTTCTTACCAGCAGCTGATAAGATCTTAGTTACTTGTTCTGTTTCTTTTTTAGTTAGGTTTGCAGTTCCTGATAGATCTTTATATACAGCATCTACTGACCAAATACCTTTTACTTTTTGGAGGCCAGATGCAATCTCCTCTCCAAAAGAAGCAGACATCTTTTCAAAGTCGCTTCCTCTGTATGAAGTATGCCAGACCACTCCGACCTTGGATCCGAGTATTTCCTTACCGAGGGTAGAATTTTTAGGTACCGCGTAAACAATCGTGTTAGGATGGAAAGTAATATGAGGTTCGCCCTCAATGTCAATTTCTTTGAGATCAGACTTAGCATATAAAAAATCACCTTGTACTATGCCTTTAATACCGAGTTTAGAAAACTCAGATAAGGCTAGTTTTAATTTTGTATTTAAATCGCCAGAAGAATCGGCGTCAATATCAGCGTTTGTTTTGTATACTTTAGGGTTCTTATTAAAGATACCTTT